AATACTTATATCAGAGTGGGTAATTTAGTAACTGCATACATGATTGTGACTTATCCAACGACATCAGACACAAATAATGCACGATTAACTCTTCCCTACACTGCTGAATCTATAGGTTCATCTGCTGGTGGTGTTGTTTTAGAGCAAAATATAACTTCATCACACACTTTTACAGCTTGTGTTAATGGTTCAAATGCTTTGATCTTTAGATTAGCTGGAGTTACTGGACAAACAAATGTAAATCTGTCAGGTAAAAAATTAAGATTTGCAATTACATATATGAGTTAATTGGATAATTAAAAAGGAAAAATAATATGGCGATTAGTAAAGTTTTAAAAGATGATTATGAAGTAAGAGGCGAACACAAGCATATCAGTGTTCGTACTAAAACATCAATCATGGAAGATGGTGTAGAAATATCATATAAATACCATAGAAGAGTTTTATCACCAGATATGGATGTAAGTGGTGAAAGCAATGAATTAAAGGCACTTGCTAGTGCCTTATGGACAGATGAAGTAAAAAAAGCTTACGAAGATAGTAAGAAAGAAGATTAATTAACAAACAAGGAGTCAATAATGGCCAAAAAAGATAAACAAAATGGACCGATCTTGACATTGAACGATAAAGAGTACGATGTGAACAAAGATCTTAATGATGAACAAAAGCAGATTTATCTGCATCTAAAGAATATAGATGATAAGATCAATCAGAATAACTTTATTCAACAGCAGTTGATGGTTAGCAAGGATGGCTTTGTTCGCATGATGGAAGAAAGTCTTGCAAAGGAAGATGATTACTCACCACATGATCCTGGAGATGAAAACGACTAATGATTGTTAGACGATGCGCCCAAGATTTTGATGTAGTGATACACAAGAATACTAAGCCAGGAATGGTAAAGACGATTGCTATGGCTGATGGCACAAAGAAATCTTTGACCTATCCATCTGCTGCGAAAGATTATTTTCTACTAGTGGATGGTGAGATAACTCAAAGATCCGATTCATTTGCTACGATAGAAACTGCTTACGTACAAGCATGTAAAGATAAAGGTTGTGATTCTCATGGGCGCATCGACATTTTTAAACATAAAATTATAAATAACAAGGTGGTGGATAGATGAAAAATCCATTAGCAACATTAGTGTCTTGGCAATATCGTACAGGACAATTAGATGGATGGACTGCGTATCATTTAGCAGCAGGTGCGTTTTTATGTAAAATATTCCAATGGTTACATTGGACAGATTTTTGGTGTGTTATGGGTGTATTCATAATTGGCGTAGCTTGGGAAATCTTTGAATGGTTTGTTGAAGGCGATGAAGAAACCTATGGCACTAAAAAAGTGTGGGCATACAATACGATGGCTGATATAGTGGTAGAAACTGGTATCGCATGGTGGATGGTGCTATGAACAAAGTAATAGAAAAATTAGATAATGGAGATTTTAAAGTTGTTAGTACGAGTTATGATATTCCTATTAAGTATCATTATAATACAAAGTTGCGGAAGCAACGGCTGGATAATAGCAAGCATACCAGTCACACCGCAGGATACAGTTACAAATACAGTTTTTATCGAGATAGTGGATGCTGATTCAACTGTTCATTGGTTTCATGGTAGTATCAGCAGCTATAGTAATTGGTGCTACAGGCATCAAAGATTGGAAGAGGTAAAAGTACAGTAATGGATACTACAGCATTAATTGAGGCTTATGGTGAATTAGGCGCGCTAGGTATGCTCGCAATTTTACTTTCTCTAATGATTAATTCATTATTAAAAGAAAATCGCTCACAAACTGAGCATATTGATGAGATTCAACAAGATCTGTCAAGTATGAAATCAGAGCTAAGTAATACAATGAATATTTGTGTAAAACTAATTGACTCTATTAATAGTTTTAAATCAAATGTTAATGACAAGCTAGATAGAAGGCACGAATCATTAATGAAAGAAGTAGATGATTTGAGCGATAAAATAAGTTATATGTCTGGTAGAATAAATGGAGGCAAACACTAATGGACAGTTTAAAAGTAACATCAATTAGTTTTGCTAACTATGGCGTGTATCTAGCAGAAATAAATTTGTTATTACAATGCATTGTTGCAGTAATGAGTATTTTATATTTAGGAATTAAGATAAAAGGAAAATCTAATGGACATTAAACCAATGTTAATAAAGTTAGCTGAAGAGCAAGCAGATAAAATGAAAGAACAAGCTGTAGGCTACACACAGTCTGAAGAATTTGCAGATAAAATGGCGCAGTTGATGAATGATAAGATTAATATCCCATTTGTTAAAGAAGAAAAAGAAGGCGAGTTATTCAAAGAGTTTGCTGAAGTGGTCCAAGATTTAATCGCAGGAATCTTTAAGAAATAATGGCTGCACCTGCACGAATTAAATCTACGATGCGCAGACTAGGACTGCGCGGAGTGAATAAGCCAAAACGAACACCAAGTCATAAGACAAAGTCTCATGTAGTGATGGCCAAGTCTGGTGATAGATATAAATTAATTCGTTTTGGGCAGCAAGGAGCAAAAACCGCTGGTAAGCCACGCAAAGGCGAGTCTGCACAAATGAAAGCAAAACGCAGATCATTTAAGGCAAGACACGCAAGAAATATCGCTAAAGGTAAGATGAGTGCGGCTTACTGGGCAAACAGGGTGAAATGGTAATGAAAGTAAAAGGTGTTAGTGTAACAGGATTAAGTAAAAGACAAGTAGCAGCAATGCGCAGACATGCAAGGCATCACACTGCAAAGCATTTGCGATCTATGGTAGCAGCAATGCGCAAAGGATCTACATTCGGTCAATCACATTCTAGTGCAATGAAGAAGGTTGGGAAGTGAAAAAGAAACGTAGCAAATCCAGAGTAAATGAAGCAGGTAACTATACGAAGCCTACGTTACGCAAAAGAATATTTAATCGTATAAAAGCAGGTAATAAAGGTGGACGACCAGGGCAGTGGAGTGCTAGAAAGGCGCAGATGCTTGCAAGAGCATATAAGAAAGCAGGCGGTGGATACAGATAATGGCACTAAAGAAGTCACAAAAAAGTTTACGTAAGTGGACTAAGCAAAAGTGGGGATATGTCACGAAAGGTGACGAGAAGAAACCGCGCAGGAAGCGTGGTAGATATTTACCTGAGAGTGTACGTAAAGGTTTAAGTAAGTCGCAAAAGGCTTATGAGAACAGGTTAAAGCGTGCTGCGAGCAAAAGAGGCACACAACGCGCGAAGTATAGTAAAAGAACAAGAAGTAAAGTAAGGAGTGCAAGATAATGCCGTATGGAAAAGGAAGTTATGGGTCTAAAATTGGTAGACCTAAAAAAAAGAAAAAGAAAAAGAAGAAGATGAAACGTGGTCGATAAAAAGCAAATGCGCGGCATCATTAACGATGTCCTTCAAAAGTTAGGCGAAAAATACGCAGATCCTAAAGCTTTAGACTTAGTATATAACACTGGTTTAGTGGAGTCAAAATACGTTTATCTAAAGCAAATCAAAGGACCTGCGGTCGGCTTTGCCCAAATTGAACCTTGGGTGGGCATTTCAATGATCAAAGACTATTTACAATATAGAGAATCATTAATGAAAAAGGTAGCGGATGTATGCAAGATAGATTGGAAGTATTTTATTGATCCAACAGAAGAGGACTGGCGTTATATTTTAACAGTTAATATTGCCGCGCAAATTGTTTTTTGCAGATTACATTACTGGCGAGTACCTAAATCACTACCAAGAACTTTGGAAGAGCAAGCGCAACAATGGAAAGTATTTTATAACACTGCAAAAGGTGCTGGAACGCCAGAAAAATTTATTGAAATAGTTAAGAAATATGGATGATGCGCAGAAAATAGATAGATTAATTGACACCATGTTAGAATTAAAAGAATTAGCTAGATCATTAGATGATCCACGTAATGATCCTGACACTATTGTAGCAACAATGCTTGCATTAATTATCTGCGTAGATATACCAGATGTCACCATTTTACCTACTAATAACATAGGAATTGCACTCGCATGAGTTATTTAACCGCATTTTGTAATATAACAACCGATTTACAAGCAATTGTTAGTGATATAGATCGCTATGACCGCAAAAGAGTTTTAATGTCTAATTGGAGTAATCCTAGTTCAAACACATATCGACTAAGTAACACAGGATATATAGAAAATTTATACAAGGATGGAGTAGAAATGACGAAAGTCAGCGATACTCCTAATGCAGATAACGAATTTAAATACTCTGAATCAACTGATTCTGTTGATTTCTTTTTAGCGTCTAGTTCAGTAGCTGCTCTTAATAGCAGTGTATTTGAAGCTGGGCAGGATTGGGAAGATTTAAAAACACGCGTGGTAAAAGAACAAGCTGATCATATGCGCAG